CCATCAACACCAAAGTTAAGGATTTCATCCTCTATGTGTTCAAGGTGAAGGTTTTTGCCTGCCTTGTCCTCTGTGAGCATTTCTTTGAAGCCAATCATCAAGACACCTTAAAAGATAGTTGTGGTTTCATATCAAATGCCATTAGATAATAACCTGTATTTTTAACTAATTTCATTATATAATTTCCTATTTTTGATACAAAAGTTTTTATCTTTTCAACTAGACTATTGATACCCTTCATTACCTTGTCTTTTAAATTTCTAATAAATCTAGATGCTCTATCAAAAAATCCTTCCTGTAATAACAATTCTTGAGCATATTCTAAATTCTCAGTCAAATAAGCTCTATGACTTTCACCAATGTCATTTGCTATTTCATCAATACAGTTTTCTGTAGTTGTGTGTATATACCCGTCTTGTAAAGACGGAGGCATATCAATTCTGATTGAGCCCCCCCTACCCGTCAACTCTCCAGAAAGTTTAGTCAAATCACCTCCCATGTTTTTTATTACTTTAGATGATTTACTACCCCTATCTGATACTCTGAAATTATAACCAGAAACATTTGCTGATGCATCTTCAACTGTTTTATATGAATATAATCCATTTTTTCCCCAACTTAAAACTTGGCTTGCCCTTGCCTCTTTGGTTGCAAACTTACCATTTCCTGTCATAGCTTCTAAAATTATAGCTTGCTTAACATCATCCAAATTAAACATAATCTTAATTGCTTTGGATATTTCTTCAGAAATTCCAAATTTTTTAGCTCCCTCAATATAATCAGACGCATCACTCCCATTTATTAACGTAGTCAAGGCTCTATCACCAGCAGATAATTCTTTTTTAGCGGCAGCGATTTTCTTTTTTTGTGCTGGAGTTAAACCTTTAATTCCCTTTTTAGCATTATCTGCTTTATATTGAAGTTCTGTTGGGTATGTAACTCCCTTTGATGCAATGGGGCCTGTCCCTGCACGGCCAGCATAATAGTTCTCAGGTGAGAAGGCATTTTTTAGTGCATTTGGAACTTGGTCAGCAACATTCCCTGCTGCTTTAGCCGCAGCTGCATTAGTAGTGACTACATATTGAACTATAGCAGCTACCTCTGGTCCTTGTGCAGAAAGTAATTGTGACCCAGCTGCATCTTTTACAGAAACACCTTCATTATCAAAAGAAATGTCTGCTTTTGATTTTGTGCTTTTCACTCCAAAATCTGAATATAGTTTAGATAGGTTGCCTTTGTCTATTCGTTTAGGGTTTTTTGCCGAGATGCCATCATTTTTCATTTTTCCTACTATAGAATTTGCTATACTTTTAGAATCATCGTCATCATTATATGAACCCACTTCAGATGAATCTGCACCCATAGCTATAAGCAGATTGCCCTCAAAGTCTTCAGCGTAATTTTCTCTCAATAAACTTTGAATCCTGTCAACATGATTGACATAGGATTCGTCTCTCGGTTTTACTTGATGGATATATTTTTTAAGTGACAATCGCTTTCTCCATATAATACAAATAACTCTACTTATTTATAAAACATAGAAATGCGATTGTCAAGGAATTTTATTGGCCATAGTGCGATTCTGGCTCAAGTGCAATGTAATATCCAATATCTACACTTGTATTATGGAAATAAGAAATCTTTTTAGAACTGACTGAAACATCATATGTGCCAGGCATCAATTTTAGATTCTCAACCTTGAACCAAAATGCATAGTCAACATCAGAATCACTTTTAGCGACATTCATGCTGAACGCATTTGCAGTTTGGTTCTTCTTATCTGTAACCTTTAGACTACCATTCTCTAGAACCATGTCAGGCGCACCGATAACTGCGGCAGACTTTGTGATTTGAGATAGTTCATCACTTGATAGTGTAAATGTAACCTCTGTAGAAGGCATGGTAATATCTTTTGTTACTGTGGTCACAACACTAGGGTCAGAATACCAATACTTCAGAGAAGAGGTTTTACCCTCATTACCCATCATGACATATTCATTTTGAAAATCTAGTTCTGGACTTTCAAACAGAGACATTGCAGCCAGAAACTCGTTCAAGTCATAGATGGCAACATCCTTCTCAAAAGTTTCTTCGACCTTTGCTTGTGCTACAATATTTTTCATCGCAGACATCGTAACCAGATTATTGCTTGCACCGATTTTAAGATTCTGATTGATAGACGAATAGTTCTTCAATACAGAAATAGTTGTATCACTTAGTTTCATTTTCACTCTCTTCCATTTCATTAATGTATAATGCTATAATACCATAGTGGATTACTTTTAACAAGTCCCTACGGTTCTTACCACCTTTTTTTCCGTATCGCTGTGCATACTTCATAATGTTACCGATACAGAAACCTTCACCGTGGCCACCGTCTATGATAAACTCTGTAGCTTGAAACTTGTTCTTACTATAGTGTTCATCATAGGTGGAGTCAATGTACTCTTGCAACTCAGCGAGTGTATTGCCTTCGTTGTACTTGTAGTCTATGTCTTTACTTTTCAAGATTATCTCTTTCCGCTCTGGCTTTTGCAAGAGCTTCTTGTTCCCACTTTTGATTTTCAATCGTTTCAAAATATTGATTTTTTTGTTCTTCAGTTGCACCTTTTAACAGGTGTTCATCCGAAAACTCAACATTCCAATTCATTGCGATTGATAATCTCTCACCCTCTCCAGAGAATGGATACACCTCATGATGTAACCAATTTGGAAAGATAAACATTTGACCGACAGTTGGTTTGAGATAACACTGTCCATGTGGTCTAAGCATTTCAATATCCATACCGTGTCTTGGTTGCCAGACCATGCATGTCCATCCATCAATACCACCGGCAGCATTATTCAATTGTGGAGTAGTGCCATTTGGTATATTTCCTGTCTTCTTAATGTCTGGATATTCTTTCATAAGCTCTTCACTTTGAATAAGCTCGTTCCATTTTTCCTCAATGCAAGATGGATTTTTTAACCACATAAAACCAGACAGTCCAGCTAGAGTTGTGGTGCCGTGAGTATGCAAAGGATTATAATCACCAGCATAAGCATGATTAGTCCAAACTTCAAAACAATTTGACCTCGCTTGTACCCCTAACATTTCTTGCAAATACCTATCGCCAACAGAATCGAACAATTTTTTCAATAACTGTCCTACATCATTTTCCATATCAAAACCTACTTGTTTTGACTCCCCATTGTTCTTTAGTTGACCAACGAGTCTAGACCCATAGTTTTCGCCGCTCTCACGCAATAAATCTGTCTCTGCAATAATCTCATCAACTACCTCTTGGTCAAATTTTGCACTACCAACAATAACTGCTGGCTTGACATGTTCTTGCATAGGAATTCTATGTGCAATAGACTTTGGTTGTTCCACTGGAGCAGGAGTAGGCTCTGGTTTTTGCACTGGTTTCAACTCATCACCAAAAATCGCAGTGGTTTCACCAAAGACTCTAGTGTTAGGAACTAACTTAAATGCCAACGAAATTCTTTTGGGAGTATTCTTCTTATTGAACGCAAGTCCTCTATGTGGAATATTGCCTGTAAAAATAACAGAAGCATTGTATTGAGGAGAGACTTGCTTGATAACGCCAGGAGTTTCCTCAAACTCTGTTTCTCCACCCCAATCCAGACTAACATCTGGATTTAGATATACCAAAAGCGTATATCCAATATCACTATCTGGATGCCATTTACCATTACGGCCACAGTTTTGCCCGTTGAAATAAACTCGCTCCAGTGTAAAATCACTATCCAATTTAGAATTTACATGCTTTAAAAGATCAGAATTGAAGTATTCTAATTTTGAAACATCCCACATCTGGAAATCACTATCATCATCTGGAATAGAATCTTGAGACTCCCAAACCGGATTATGTAGATAACCGTGAATAATTTTCAAGTCACTATTGTCAAAGAAATTTTCATATATTTTAATCATAATATAATCCTAAAGGAAGAGGGGGATTTTGTCAATCCCCCTTTCCCAATTATTTTACCTCAATAAGTCGAGGCTTCTTCTCTTCTGGAACAACCCGCTCCAAATCAATACAGAGCAATCCGTTTTCCAGATTGGCACCAGTGACAACAATATCGTCAGCCAGTGTAAATTTGCGATCAAACTTCCGGTAGGAAATCCCACGATGATATGTATGTTCATCTTCGGGTTCTGCCTTCTTGTCTGACCTGACCGATAGAGTATTCTCGGTCACTTCCACCTCGATATCGTCCTTACTAAAACCAGCAAGAGCGAGTTCAATTGTATAGTTATATTCACCCCCTTTTTGGATGTTGTATGGTGGAAACCCTGTGCTTTGTACATTGTTATGAACATACTTCTGGAGTTGATCGAAGACCCGATCATATCCAACCGCATAGGGTGTAAGTTGATTGAAGTTGTCAAATAGACCTAGTGCTTTGCTTGTAACCATTGTTTATCTCCTTTACTAAGCAAGATTGTGTTTCGTATCCCATAAGGCGATACTTGTTAAAGTGAAGTGGTTTTTGGGGAGAACCACTTCAAAAACTCCCTTCCAAGGACTTACGAATTGCCCTGTGTCTCTTATATATAATCATTTAGTAGGTATTTTCAACCCCCTCTTCATTTTTTTCTTCATTTTCTTCACTCGACAATACACCGGCATCAACTTTNGTNTAGAGGTCAATGAAGGACTCTTTCGTATCTTCATCAAACCGTGCGACACACATTTCGATAGCGGTCATCTTGTTCTTGAATATAGTGAAGGCCTTCACAATGTGGTCTAACCGGCGAGTTGAGATAATCTCATCAACACCACCATCATAGAAAGTCTTACGGATGACTTCAGCCCATGTTACTAGATTGGTGGCAAACTCCTCATCCACTTCACCGTATTTCTTCATGGACCCAACCACAATCTTTTTCTCGACAGCGGCAGTAGGATAGGGCTGCTCGACAGTGATGGCAAACCGCTCAAGGAAAGCTTCGTTGAGGATGTTAGTTCCAATGAACCGTCCATCTTCAGAACCCTTGCCCTTAGTGTTGGCAGTGGCCATGACGTTGAACCCATCTTTCGGAGTGATCCACTTGTTGATCTTTTTCAAGAACACGCCCTTACCTTCAAGCACAGGCTGCAATGCAAGCATCTTGTTTGAACCAAGGTCACACTCATCAAGCAACAACGTGCAACCACGCTCCATCGCTTCGATAACAGGACCAGGCACAAACTTGGTTTCACCGTTTACCAAACGGAAACCGCCAAGCAAGTCATCCTCATCAGTCTCAATCGTGATGTTGAGTCGGATCAACTCTTTACCAAGTTCGGCGTGTAACTGTTCGACCATCAGAGTCTTACCGTTACCAGACAATCCTGTAATAAAGACAGGATAGAACATACCAGACTTGATAATCTTTTTCAGATTACCGTAGTTACCCCAAGCAACAAAACCTTCAAACGGAGCAGGAACCAAGTTCTGCTTCTCCATATTAGAAGCAACCAAGTTCATAACCGTATCAGCGGCAGGAGTCTCAGCAGAAGCAACTGCATCAGCAATGAATGCCGGAACATCTAATTCTGGTAACTTAAATTGATTGTAGCCTACGCTGCATTTCTTGAACCAAGTAGGATACGGCACCCCTGCTTTCTCAGCAGCAACCCGTGCATTATCTTTAGTAATAGTCGAACCATTACCAAAAATCTCAGCAGCAGTCTCAACAAACAACTTTTTGCGGGGAGTTAACTTAACAGTCATAGGAACCTCTTTAGTAGTTTTCATCATCATTATCTTATTATCGCATACTGGGATATTTTTGTCAAGAATTATTTTCACTATTTTCAAAGTTTTTTATGCAACCAATGCGACAAACTTATTGAGAAGCACTCGACTTTGGATGCGTCCCTTGTTGGACTTGGCAAAGGCAGTCTTGAGTTTTGCCTTGGAAGCACCAGCAAGATTATCATCCAAACCATCATTCTCGACGGTAAGACCACCACCACCCGGCAGAATGTAATACTGGTCATAACCTTTGGACTCAAGCACCACAACCTTGTTTTTACGCATCTTGGCCATTGCCTGATCAACAGACTGAATTGCATTTCCATCACCGTCTCGTAAGAGATACCACCAAGTGTGGCGACTAACATTGCCCTTACGACCAGAACCAGCAAGAAAAAATCCAACCACATTCATGCCCGGCACTCTACTTTTAAGAGCCTTGAGAAGAGCGTTAGTGAAATTTGTGCGATTTCCATTAAACTCATATCGCTTGTTAGTCACAGGATCAATCAGAAGATTCTGTCCATGAAAACTTTGATAGAAATCATTACCATCATTATTGTCCTTAACACCCGACGATGCATTACTGGCACCATCGGTCAGAAAAATCGTGTTGATTTTCTGTACACCAGAAGCTTTCTTGTATTTCGGCAGGAAATCCATCAAAACAACAATCGCATCATTCAGAGGCGTTCCACCCAAAGCATAATTGGCAGGCGGGTTTAAAGGATAACCAATAGTGGCCCAACACTCATATGTATTGCCATATCGTTTGGCAATCATCCAAAGATGGTGCATCATCTTTTCTTCTTCGGCAGCACTCATCTTGCTGGAGAAGAAGTTCAAAAGACGCATATTTTCAGTGACACCCACTTCACCATAGTTAACATCAACAAGATAGTCATACGAATCACGATTGTAGCAACTAGTGAAAGCAAACACCTCAAAAGGAATCTTGGTGCGGCGGCAGAACATTACCAACTGAAGCAACTGAT